GCAGCCGGAAGTTGCATGCAGTCCGTTTCGGCCTATACTGGCGGATATGTCATCGTAAAGTTGGCGTGTACCGGAGATTCGGAGAACGGGTCCATCCCGAATACGGCCATCGCCACGGCCGCCATGGACCTGATCACCGGCACCCATTACCTTTACACCGTTTCCGCCTATCCTACCGCCGGTGGAACTGCCCCGGATGCCGCGGATGTCTTCATCCTGGACGCCAACGGAGAGGATCTTCTCGGCTCGACGGATGGCGGAACGACGGCCAACAAGGGGGCGAACCTTATCCACGCGACGCTCAAGAAGACCACTTACCCTTATACGCATCATTTGAATTCGGCTTATTTTCCGGCCATTACCAATGCGCTTACCTTCAAGGCGGCAAACCAGGGAACCGCATCCGCGAACTATACAATCGAACTCGTATTTGTGAGGTAGGCCATGAAAAGAATGATCGTAATTATTTTATCAATCCTGCTGTTGAGCGTTGACACCGCTATTGCCTATCCGCCCGTGCCGCTTTCTATGGGGGCGCCTGCAGAAGATGCCGTGATTGAGTGGGAGCCGCCGAGTGTCGTACTCTTTGATTATGTCGCGATATATATTACTTCGGACGTTACTGGGCTTACATCTATTACATTTAATATGGAGCATTGCAGGGACGGCATTGAAATTTATGGTGTGCCAGATGTGGTAGAAATAAGTTTTCCCAAATTGACCGAAGTGGCTCCGACCTCTGGCATGTATACGAGTCAGCTCAAGTTAAATAATATGCCATCACTAACAACCGTGGACCTTCCGGAGCTCACAACCGTTGACGGAGAGTTTGAAATAACAGCGAATCCGCTACTCACAACAATAAATCTTGCGTCTTTGGTTCCTACATCAGAAGGTGGATTTTATTTTTCCGAGAATGCTCTAACAGCAGAAAGCGTCAATGCTATTCTTGCGAGATTTGTTGCTAATGCCGAATTCGTATCTGGATATATCGACCTATCTGGCGGCACCAACGCAGCCCCAACAGGCCAGGGCCTAACAGATGTGACCACGCTCAGGGCACGGGGCGTCACTGTAAGCGTAAATGGAGAGTAGGACAACGATAATGGAGAATTTCTTTGCGCAACACTTTGAACTTGCGCCAACGATGATTTACAGCCTCATCCTTGTTGTCTGCTGGTTCATGATCCGGGCAATCCGCAAAATCGACGCCAATCAAGAGAAGCTGTTCAAAATGTACGGCGACATGGACCGGCGGCTTTCCAAGCTCCAGGGGGCGCATGACGCAATTCAGAGTATGGGAGGGCATAAGAAATGATCATTACCGACGACCTGAGAAATCTACTGATCCGGCATGAGGGGCTAAGGCTCAAATCGTACCAGTGTCCGGCGGGGAAACGGACAATCGGGGTCGGCCATAACATGGATGCCAACCCTCTTCCGGATATGATCCAGCACCAACTTGATACATTTGGATCGATCACCGAAGACATGGCCTATGCCCTACTTGACGATGATCTGCAAACGGCCATCAAGGATTGCCAATTCCTATACCGGGATTTCGAGAAGTTCTCAGCGGCCAGACGGAACGCCCTGGTTGACTTTCTCTTTAACGTCGGCAGGCGGACGGCGCGAACCTTTGAGCGGACAAACCGAGCGATTAACCGGGGAGATTGGGAAGCGGCGGCACAGGGATTTGAAAAGAGTCTTTGGTTCCGGCAAGTCGGGTTCAGGGGTCCGGAAATCGTCAAGATGATCCGGGAGGGATGACGAGAGCCGGAAGCGGAAAGAAAGGAAAACGATCATGATCAAGAAATATTTCAAGGCTCGGCTCCGGGAAGTATCCACCTGGAAGGGGATTATCTCAATCGCCTGCGGTATCGGCCTGCTCAATTTCACGGATGCACAGGCGGATGCAGTAGCCGCGGCCATGGTTGCCATTTATGCGGCACTGTCAACTTTTTTCCCGGACAATGTCAATGCAACCAAGTCCTGAGAGGCCGGAAGACAAAAAGGTGTCCATCGAGGCGTCAAAACGCTTCTGGTGCAATTGGGACGCATGGCTTGAGAAATTATTCAAACGCCCGAAAGGAGGCAAGGAAAATGAAAACCTTTTTACTGATAGTGCAGTTGATTCCGTCACTGATAACCCTAGTGAAGGACATCGAGGGGGCGATTCCTCAGAGCGGCCAGGGAGCGGCAAAACTGGCGGCTGTCCGGGGGATCCTTGAAGCGACTTATGAGGGGATAACGGAAGTTTGGCCTGCCGTCGAGAAGGTCATTTCCACCCTGGTCAACCTGTTCAATGCGACCGGCCAGTTTATAAAAAAGGCGTAAACGGACATGAACGCGACCCTAGTCACGCCCCCGACAATCGAGCCGATCACGCTGTCCGAGTTGTTGCTGCATCTCCGTCATGATTCCATTGAGATGTCCGACGCAATCGGCACGGCGCAGAGCATCGCCCCCGGAGCCTATGATATCGGGGAGTACACCGGCGCGGCTGTCGATATATTCGGCAAGTCGGCGATTGTGAATCTCAATGCCGGGGCGGTCGGGATCGGCGGAAAAATAAACTGTAAATTGCAGGATTCCGATGACAACGAGACTTTTACCGATTGGTCCGGGGGCGCATTCGGCGAGGTAACGGCGATCAATGACGATCGGATCCACGAGCTGGAGTACACCGGAGGGAAGCAATACGTCCGGGTTGTCGCCGCCGTGACCGTGGCGGCTTGTAAGCTGTCCGCCGACATCATCACTGTAAGCCTCTCAACGGCGGAAAACGATCTGCTCAATAGCCTGATTGCAACGGCGAGGGGATACGTCGAGGATGCAACCCGCCGGGCACTGCTCACGCAGACATGGGACTATTTTCTCGATGAGTTCCCCTCCGGCTATTACATCACCGTGCCCCTGGGGAATCTGCAATCCGTGACCCACATCAAATACAAGGACGTCACGGGCACAGAAACGACCCTGGACGCGGACGATTACACAGTTGAGTCATGCGGCGACCAGTGCGGGCGGATTGTCCTGCCCTACAACAAGGCATGGCCCCGCTTTGCCCCGTACCCGAGCAATCCGATCGCAATCAGGATCGTATGCGGCTGGACGGCGGCCAATCTGATTCCGTCGATGATCCGTACCGCTATCAAAATGTACGCGGCCAAGCTCTACGCAAGCCGAGGGGAGGACATCATCGGCGTATCCGTGACGCAGGACAGGACCGTTGACGCACTCATCCGCAACCACAGGCTATGGAGGGAGTTTTGAGGTCCGGCAGACTTGATAGACAAATCACGCTGCAACGGAAAACCGTCACCGAAAACAGTTACGGAGAGCCCGTAGAGACATGGAAGGACCTTGCAACCGTGTGGGCGGAATACCTGCCTGTCCGTGGTGCCGAGCGTTACGCATCCATGCAGACCGTCGGGGAGATCGAAATCAAGTGGCGGATCAGGTACAGGCCGGGCCTCACCCCGATTGACCGTATCGTCTACAAGGGGCACACACACGACGTAACCGGCGTCATCGAGGTTGGCCGACGGGAAGGGCTCGAAATCTACACGAAGGGGAGGGCTGAGTAAATGGCGACAGGCGCACAAATGAGAGGCTATTCCTTCGAGCTTCACGGAGTTAAAGAGCTTCTTGCTATGTTCGACCAGCTCCCGACTGTCGCCATGCAGAAAACAGTCATCCGTAACGCCCTTGTAAAAGCCGGAGATCCCATCGTAGAGGCGGCAAAGGCAAGTTGCCCCGTCGGCCCTACCGGGAATTTGCGCGACTCGATACACGTTTCCAGGAGCCTCAAGCCGTCGCAGCGCAAGGGATGGCGGGACCGTTCCGTCGTGACCGTCTACGTCGGATCAAACGCCCCCCACGCCCACCTTGTTGAATTTGGGACTGTCGAGCGGACCCTGAAAAAACCCCGCAACATCCTGTTCAACGGGCGATGGGTCACGATCAGGTCCACCGGGTTCGTTTCTCCGAATCCGTTTTTGCGGAATGCGTGGGACGCGATGAAGCACAAAGCCCTGAAAACGTTTGCGGGGGAAATGGAACAGCAGATTTACAAGGCAGCGAGGCGGCTGCGGAAACGGGCCGAAAAGGGAACGCTGACGAAACGGCAGGTTGAGGGACTGATGCGATGAGTGCGCGGACCATCGAAGAGGCGATCCGGGCAATCCTGGTTGCAAATTCGACCGTCAAGGCGATCACGACAAGAATTTACCCCTCGACCCTCCCGCAGGACCCGATCTATCCGTTAATCCTGTACATCCGCATCAGCGGGTACAGGGACAACACGTTGACGGGGCCGTCGGGACTGGCTAATCCGCGTTTCCAGATCGAGGCATGGGCAACGACATATTCGGCGGCAAAGGCCCTCGCAGCAGCTATGCGGGGAGCACTCAACAATTATCGGGGGACAGTAGGGACGGTGAGGATCGGCTCTTGCCTGATTCAATCCGAGCGGGACATCTACGAGCCGGAAGCGGCCTGTCATCGGGTCGTCATGGATTACACAATTTGGCACAGCGAATAAAGCAGGAGGGCTAAAATTATGGCAATTGCGGCACAAGGAACAAAAGTAGAAATCGGGACCGGGACCGGGACGGCCAAGAGCGTAACGGCGATTGCCCTTGGTAATCCCACGATACTCACGAGTGCGGCACACACCCTGGCAAACGGGGATGTCGTGACCCTGGGGGATTTTACCGGGGACGATGCGGCAACGCTCAATGCCAAGGCATGCGTGGTCAAAAACGTGACGAACAACACATTCGCCGTGGATATTGATACCACCGGAAAAACCATCGTCGGCACGGCGGCAACGGCAACCCCCGTATTGTGGACGGAAATCAAGGAGATCTACGATGTCAACCCTGACGGCGGGGAAAGCAGCGAGATCGACACGACACACCTACGATCTACGGCCAAAGAGTTTATGACGGGCCTCAAGGATTGGGGCTCAATCTCTATGGACATGGCGTGGTTGTTCGATGACGCGGGGCAGTTGGCGCTCCTGGAAGCTCAGGCGGCGGCCAGCAAGAAGGATTTTAAGATCACCTACGGCAACAGCAAAACGGCGACGTTTAAAGGGTACGTCAAAAACGTTTCCGGGCCGACGGCATCCGTTGACGACAAGCTCACCGGGACCGCGTCGATCAAAATCAGCGGAACGGTAACGTTCGCATGAACCCCGTAACTGGAGAGAAATTAGTCAATATCGGCGGCAGCGAATACGTGATGAAATTTACATGGCGGGGCCTGTCTGAGATCGAGCAGAAGTACGGGGGAAACCCGAACCTGTTCGATCCGGGCATTATCGCCCACGTTGCGTCGATCGGCCTCCGTGACCGCTACCAGGAGATGACGGCGGACATGATTATGGACATCTCCCCTCCGCTGATCCCCTTTGCCCGCGATGTCCAGCTTGCTTTGCAGTGGGCCTATTTCGGGCCCGAGGCGATCCCGGAAGGCGAGGAGCGGAGCGTAAAAAAAAACCTCAGGGCGGGTGGGCTTTGGCTGCGTATAAAAACGCTGTGTCGATGGGCATGGCACCGTCTGAGTTCTGGGGCCTGACGCCCTATTTGGCCCGTCACGCGATAACGGCCATGTCCGACGGCAGAACGATGCTGGCATGGATGACGGCCAGCCTGTCGAGGGCATCAAAGTTGCCGACACTGGACAAGCTCCTGAGCAGGGACAAGGAGCCGGAGAAAGTTGATTTATCGATGAAATTCCACCGGATATTTGTGGCGCACAATGCGGCACTGAAAGCAAGGGAAGAATCGAATGGCTGAGCCTGTAGGATCGCTACGAGCGGAACTATCCGCCGGTCATGCCCAGTTTTCATCCGACATGAGGAAGGCCAGGAATGCCGTCGAGACGAA